AATCTGGCGACAACCCTCGACGGGCCTCCTTCCTAGCAAGAATGGGCAATATGCCTGGGCCTGAGTTTAAAGATGGGAAGCCAACTAGACTTCTACTTTCTCTTAAAGCCTGGGGAGCGTCTTCAAAAGAAGATGCCCGTTCTAAAGCAAAAGCAATTTCTGCAAGGAACAAGGCTAAGAAATGAGGGAAATATCAGTAGGCAAGACAGTTGTGGGAGATGGGTCTACAACGACCGTCTACACAATTCCTAATGGCTATTATGCCAAGTGGAACCTTGCTTATTTGTTTAATTCCACTGGTAGCACAAAAACTGTCACTATGTCTTGGTATGACGCTAGTGCAAACACAACCTATGATGTTTTGAATGGTTATTCTTTGTCTTCCAAGGATTTCCTTAAGTTTGATGGCGGTGCTTACATTGTTTTGGAAGAAGGTGACAAAGTGACTTTTGCTCCTGAATCTGGGGCGACATTTACTATTCTTGTTACATTTGAATTGATTGGGAGCCAAAGAGCATGACTTACCTTGAACTGGTTAATGACATTTTGGTTCGTTTGCGCGAGGATGAAGTTGAGTCTGTTTCTCAGACTGACTATTCCAAGTTAATTGGCAAGTTTGTCAATGATGCCAAGCGTCAAGTTGAAGATTCTTATTCTTGGAATGTTCTGTCTACCACTGTGACTTTGACGACTGTTGCTGGTACGCATTCATATTCAATGACTGGCGCTGGTCAGAAGTTCCGAGTTGTTGATGCGATTAATGACACGCAAGACTTGACTCTGCGGAACATTCCTTTTGCCAACATGAATCGATTCCTAAATTTTGGAACGACTCAAACTGCGGCTCCAACCTACTATGCCTTCAATGGTGTAGATGGATCAAACGACACTAAGGTTGATGTGTATCCTGTGCCAGACAAGGCATATTCTTTGGTGTTTGATCTGATTGTTCCTCAGGATACTTTGTCTAGCAATTCAACTGAGTTGCTTGTTCCTTCTGAGTTGGTTATTCAGAATGCCTATGCTCGTGCATTGGTTGAGCGTGGTGAGGATGGTGGATTGAATTCTTCTGAAGCATATCAGTTGTATCGTTCGATGCTTGCTGATTACATTGCTTTGGAAAGCACTCGCTATCCTGAAGAAATGACTTTTGAGGCAATTTAATGGCTCAAGCAATTCAAACATTCAGCATTTCAGCCCCAGGTTTTTATGGGCTGAATACTCAAGATTCTCCTTTGGACTTGAGTGCTGGATTTGCTTTGACTGCAACAAACTGCATAATTGATCAGTATGGCAGGATTGGCTCTAGAAAAGGTTGGTCAAAGGTCAATTCTTCCTCTGGCAACCTTGGGTCAAACAATGTCACTGCAATCCATGAGTTGATTGGCAATGATGGAACTTCTACTGTATTGTTTGCTGGTAACAGCAAGCTATTCAAACTAGATGGGTCTAATTCCGTTGTTGAATTAACCTATGGTGGTGGTGGGACTGCTCCAACCATTAGCGCAAGCAATTGGAAGACTGCCACTCTCAACGGCAAGGCTTATTTCTTCCAAACTGGGCATGATCCGTTGGTTTATGATCCTGCTACCAGTACAACGACTTATCGTCGGATTACTGAGATGTCTGGTTATGTTGGGACTGTTCCCCAAGCTGACACTGTAATTGCGGCTTATGGTCGTTTGTGGGCGGCTAATACTGCATCTGACAAATACACTGTTTATTTCTCTGATTTGCTTAATGGTGCTGTTTGGTCAACTGGAACGGCTGGAACATTGGATATTTCTCGTGTTTGGCCCTCTGGTTCTGATGAGATTTCTGGTATTGCGGCGCACAATGGTTTTTTGATCATCTTTGGCAAATCGCAGATTCTTGTCTACCAGGGGGCCACCACTCCTGCGACGATCTCTTTGAGCGACACTGTTAGTGGCATTGGTTGCATTGCAAGGGATAGCATCCAGAACACTGGCACTGATGTGATTTTCCTGTCAAACAGTGGAGTTCGCTCGTTTTTGCGTACGATTCAAGAGAAGTCTGCTCCTTTGCGGGACTTGTCTAAGAATGTGCGTAATGACTTGATGGAGATTGTCAGTGGTGAAACCAAAGCAAACATCAAGTCTGTTTATTCCGAGTTGAATGCCTTCTATCTTCTGTCTTTGCCAAGTACAAAATCGGTTTATTGCTTTGACACTCGTGGGCAACTTCAAGATGGTTCTGCTCGTGTAACGATCTGGGACAGCATTGAGCCTAAGTCATTTTGCAAGAAGCTAGATGGCACTTTGCTAATTGGCAAGACTGGTTATGTTGGTCAGTATGGAACATACCAAGACAACACATCGTCTTATCGGATGGTGTACTTTACAAACCATGCAGACCTTGGAAATCCAAATCAAACATCCATTTTGAAGCGGTTGACAACCATTGTGATCGGTGGGAGCAATCAGTCTGTTGTGTTCAAGTGGGGATTTGATTTCAACGAAAACTACCGTTCTCAAAGTGTTCAGATTCCCACTCAAGGTGAGGAATACTACAACATAGCTGAGTATGGGATTGCTAAGTATTCGGACGGAATTGCATTGCAGACTTTGGTTGTTCATGCGACTGGTACTGGCAAGATTGTGCAGACTGGGTATGAATCTGACATTAATGGTTCTGCTTTGTCGATTCAGAAGATTGAAATCCAAGCCAAGAATGGCAAGATTACATAAGGAAACAAGATGAGTAACTACACAAAGGCCACAAACTTTGCAACCAAGGATGCTTTGTCTTCTGGCGATCCTTTGAAGATTGTCAAAGGCACTGAACTCAATACTGAGTTTGATGCAATTGCAACTGCCATTGCAACAAAGGCTGACACTGTTTCTCCAACTTTTACTGGTACTCCATCGTTGCCTACTGGTACTACTGGTGTTACTCAATCTGTTTCTGATGACAGCACTAAGTTGGCTACAACTGCCTTTGTGCAAGATGTTGCAGACGCGATCAAACAGGCATTATTTCCTGTTGGTAGTATTTATACAAACTCTTCTGTTTCCACCAATCCCGGTACTTTGCTTGGATTTGGTACTTGGACTGCATTTGGTGCTGGAAGAGTAATGGTTGGTATTGATTCTAGCAATTCATTATTTGACAGTGCAGAAGAAACTGGTGGTAGTGCAGATGCAATTGTTGTATCGCATACTCACACAGTTAATGATTCTGGTCACACTCATAATATTGGAACAGCCGTTTTTTCTACATCGACTAGTAGTAGTACAGGTTATGCGGCATATCCAGATGGTAATGGAACTCGTAATTTGCCTACTGTTTCTAATACAACTGGAATCTCTATTAATTCTTCTGGTAGCAGTGCAACAAATGCAAATTATCAGCCATATATTACTGTTTATATGTGGAAGAGGACTGCTTGATGGATGACTTGATCAAACATCATTTCTCTGATGGCTTGTATGCCAAGGAAACGCATATTCCTGAGGGGATGATGTTGATGCAACACATTCATGCCTACTCTCACATGAGTATTTTGGCAAAGGGGAAAGTTGTTTTCCTAAAAGGCGATGAGAAGATGATTATTGAAGCTCCAGCTTGCATTGAGATTTCTGCCGGAGAGCATCATGCTGTAAAGGCTTTGACAGATTGTGTTTGGTTTTGTATCCATGCCACTGACGAGAAAGACCCGTCAAAAGTGGATCAAGTTTTGATTAAGGAGAATTGATATGCCTTGGATTGGTGGTGCTATCGCTGGAGGTCTTGGACTGCTTGGAAGTTCTATGACAGCAGATGCAAGTAGGGGTGCGTCAGAACAGTCTGCTCAAGCTCAACTAGAAGCGGCTCGTTTGGCGGCTGAAGCGGCTAAGTTCCGTCCTGTTGGTGTGACCACTGGATTTGGTGCATCTCAGTTCCAATTCAGCCCTGAAGGCTATTTGACTGGTGCTGGATACCAACTATCTCCTGAGTTGCAAGCACAGCGCCAAAGGCTCATGGGCTTGGCTGGAATGGGTTTGACTCAGGCAGAACAAGCACAACAGGCTTATGCACCTTTGGGACAGGCGGCGCAGGGTTTGTTCAACTTGGGTCAGCAGTATCTTGTACAGAATCCTGAACAGGTTGCACAGCGTTATATGCAACAGCAACAGGCTTTGTTGGCTCCTGGTCGTGAACAGCAGTTGGCTAACTTGCAGAACCAGATGTTCCAAACTGGTAGGGGGGGATTGGCTGTTGGTGGTACTAGCGGTACTGGTGGTTCTGTGGCTCTAGGCGCTACAAACCCTGAACTGCAAGCGTATTACAACGCACTGGCACAGCAGGATGCTCAATTGGCGGCTCAGGCTCAACAGGCTGGTCAACAGCAACTGGCATTTGGTACTGGTTTGTTTGGTACTGGTGCTAATTTGCTTGGTGGTATGTATGGCGGTCAGGTTGCGGCTTTGTCGCCATATACGACCTATTTGGGTGGCGCTGGTAGCGTTGAAGAACTTGGTCAACAGGCTCTAAATCTTGGGTCAAACCTGGGTGGTCGTACTGCCGCCGCTGGTGCTAATGTCGGTCAATCTTTGTTGACTGGTGGCTTGAATGCGGCTAGGACTTTGCAAGCCTCTCAAGGCCAGAGTCCTTTTGGAACTTTCTTGACTAATGCCGCAAGTAGTCCGCAATTACAGGCTGGTTTGGGTAATTGGATGAGTGGTGGCATGGGTAATCCATTGCAAGCAAAATTTGCTCAAACATCATTGGGTCAATCTGGTTTTGGTACTGGATTGGCTTATGGGAATCAAGATTACGGATTGTTTATCTAAGGAGTAAACATGGCAACTGATATCGTTGGAAGTCTTTTTGGTATGACTCCTGAGAGTCTTGATGCGGCTCGTCAGCAACAAATGCGCGAACAGGCAATGGCCTATGCTCAGTTGACTCCTCAACAGCAGATCACCTATGGCGCTTCTCTTGCTGGGCAACAGTTTGGTCGATCTGTTGGTGGGTTGCTTGGCGCTCCAGATAAGCAAATGGAGAAGGTTAGTGCATTGAATGCACTTAGCCGTCAATTTGACATGACTACTCCTGAAGGAATTTTTCAGGCATCTAAAGCTGTACAACAAACATATCCAGATGTTGCTATGGTTTTGGTAAGCAAGGCTAATGAACTTAAGTTAAATCAACTTAAAACACAAAAAGAAGAACTTTCTGTTAATCAAGAGAAGAATCTTCGTGATGAATTGGCGGCTCTCGGCCCTAATGCAACAAACAACCAAATTTTGGCTACTGTTGTTAAGTATGGCTCTCCTGACAAAGTTCTTGCGGCATTGCAATTAACTGCTGACAAACAGGCGCAAAGAGAAAACGCACAAGCAATGCAAGAAGAGAGATTGAAATCACTTCAGGAACAAGCTCAAGCAAGAATTGATGCAAATATTCAAATTGCAAAAGATCGTGGTGCTACTCAAGTTCAAATTGCTCAAATGCAAATTGATGGGAGGAAGGCTGTTGCTGAAATGATGGCCTCTTTCAAACAACAGGCTATTGATGATAAGAAAGCAAAAGAGAATGAGCAAAGAGCTGGTGTGATTTCTTCATTTGATAGTGCAATTGATACATTAGATACTCTTGCAAAGCATCCAGGTAAAAGCTCTGCTGTTGGAATGACTGGGAAAATTATGTCTGCAATTCCTGGCACTAATGCCTCTGGATTTGCATCACAGCTTGAAACATTCAAGTCTCAAGTGTTTTTGCCACAAGTGCAGTCTCTGAAGGGTATGGGTGCTTTGTCTGATGCAGAAGGTAAGAAACTTACAGCATCTATTGGAGCATTGGATCAAAACATGACTCCAGCAGAGTTTGATGCTCAACTTGTAAAAATCAAAAACAGCTTGATGCAAGCTAGGGCAAGAGTTTCTGCATCAATGCCAAGTCAACCCGGAGTTGGAACTTCGCAAAACCCAATTGTTTTGAAATGAGGACATCATGCCTGTTTACCAGTATGAAGACAAGTTTTATGACCTTCCTGATGGACTGACAAACGAACAAGCAATTGCTCGTATTCAAGAGCATTTGGGGAAAGGAGCTACTGTTGCTCAACCTCAAACTCAACGCCAAGAATTAACTGCTGGACAAAAAGCATATCAATCTACTAGAGACATTTTGACTCCTACTGTTGAGGCTTTGGGAACTGTTGCTGGTGGTTTAATTGGAACTCCACTTGGGCCTTTGGGGACAGTTAGTGGTGCTGGTCTTGGTTATGGTATTTCAAAAGGAATACTGGAAAACATTGATATTGCTATGGGTGTTAAACAGCCAAGCAAAAGCATGTTAGAACCAGCGGCAGAAAGCCTTAAGAATGTTGCTGAAGGCGCAACTTACGAGGTTGGAGGTCGTGTTGTTGCTCCAATTATTGCAAAAGGAGTTGGAAAGGCAATTGATTTTCTGTCTCCTTATGTAAGTTCGGCAGAATTGAAAGCCGCAGAGATTGCAAGAGATGCTCTTGGGAAAGACCTTCCTGCTGTATTAGATAGATTGAAAAATGCAAGTCCAGGGGCAAGTGTTGCAGAAGTCACTGCATCTTTGGAAAATCCAACTTGGCAAGCATTGATTAAAAATGCTTTGGATCGTGATCCTCAATTTCTAAGAAAGATCAATCTTTTTGGGGAAGAAGAGTCTTTAAAAGCATTGTCTAAATTAGCTGGTGGTGGCAATGCGGCTGAGACACGCAAAATTTTTGAAAATGCAAAAACTGCATTGAATACAACTACTACCCCAATGCGAGAGGCGGCACTTAATCGTGCAAACTTGGGTAAGGCGGTTGCTGAATATGAGGCTCAGGCTGGTCAGTTGAGTTCTGAAGCATCTATGGAAGTTCAACGAGTTAGAGATTTGATTAAGGCTGGTAATTTGGCTGAAGCATCTGCTCGACTTGATTTGATCAAGCGTGGCTTGCCTGTTGGGTTTACTAAGTTTACTTATAAAGATGAACTTGCTCAAAAAGCATTTAATGAATGGTCTGATAAAGCCGCCCAAGCATCTCTTGATCTTGGTCAGGGTGCAAGATTTGCACAAGCTGCCGCAGATACTTTAAGAAGATATGGTATTAAGCCTCTAAATGGAGCAAAGATTGCAAATGACATTTCTAAAATTGCACAGAACCCATCTTTTGCTGGCGATGATGTTTTGATCGGCTCCGTTAATTCTGTTGCAGATGATATTGCAAAATGGACGAATAAAGATACTGGAGTTATTGATGGACAAGCATTAGAAGCAATTCGTAGAAACTCTGTTAATGCAGTAATTGAAAAACTTCGTCCTGGAATGGATGCAACATCTCAGCGCAATTTAGCGGCAAAAGTATTGTCTGAAATTAAACCGCTTATTGATGATGCAATTGAACAATCTGGTGGAGTTGGATGGAAAAAATACCTTCAAGAATACTCTCAAGGTATGCAGAAAATTGCAGAGCGCAAGCTGTCTGCCGAGGGTCTTCGACTATGGAAAACAAACAAAGATGATTTTGTCAAACTAGTGATGAATGAGTCTCCAGATAAAGTTGAAGAAATTCTTGGCCCTGGTCGTTACAACATTGCAACTGAATTGGCAAATGATACTTTGGCAACATTGAATCAATTGGCACAGAAAAGATTGACTCAGATTTCTGTTGCAGAGCAAGCATCAGAAGGACAAAAAGCATTGTCTGAACTTGTTAAACAACAGACTTCTGTTATTAGATTGCCATCTTTCCTTAGTTTTTGGGCATCTGCTGGAAACAAGGCAATTTCAGAACTAGAGAAGGCTGTTGGCAAAGGGACAATGGATGCCATCACTCAGGCTATGAAGTCTCCTGAAGGAACTCGTAATCTGCTTGAAAAACTTCCTGCTGTTGAAAGATACAAAGTGTTGAATTTGTTGTCAAACCCATCTCAATGGAGTTCAAAAGCTGGATTGACTGGAACTGCTGGTCTTCGTGAAGTAACGAAAGCGTCCACAAAAGAGGAGTAAACGATTGACCCATTCACCATACTTGCGTTGGCAAGAGGGGCAGTTTCCGCAATTAAGCAGGGTTGCGACCTCTACAACCAATTCAAAGGCGAGGTTGTCCAAGCTCAAAAAACCATTGGTGAAGCGAAAAAGATTGTCAGGGAGGTTGGTGGTTTCCTGGGGTTTTTCAAGCGCAAGGTTGAGGTTCATGTCGATGACGAACCTGTTGTGCAAAAAGGGCGTAAACAGGTTGTTTTTGATGAGGCGCAGGTTAGAAAAGACATCTCCGACAACCTTGTAAAGTTTTTCAAGTCACTTGAGCAACTAAAAGCACATATTGCAGAAGAGGAAGAGAAATCGCAAAACATCTATGACCCTGACCAAAACATGATGGAGTCTGCTTTGCACAGGGTTTTGGCGATGGATGAGATGGAGAAGTTGCAGTATGAGATTCGACAGGTGATGGTGTATCAGACTCCAGGCATGGGGGATTTGTACACCAGAGTGATTAGGATGGTTGGTGTCATATCCGAGGAACAAGAGTTCGCTAGGATGCAAAAGGTCAAGAAAGAGCGAGAAGCGGCATGGCAACGAAAACGAGTAAAGGAAATGCTGGTAGATCGTCTGCTTATAGTGGCAATGGCTATTCTCGTGGGAGCGTATCTGGCGGGGATTTGGTATCTGATAGTGAAAGATCGGGAGATTCGTTGGGGTTTCTAATCAACATCATTTCTCTGTTTGTAATTGTTTTGTTAGTGGCTGTAATGTCTCTGATATACATTGACATACTTACTACAAAACACGAGGTTCGTGAACAGGTGCAAGCAATGGATAGGCTAAGGAAAGAAGTTGAAAAATCAAAATCAGAAGGTGAAAAACTGCAATGAGAGTTTATGTTTTCTTGGTAACTTTACTAATTTCACTAACTTCAGTTGGATGTAGTGATAGGTTTCGTTATCCATGTCAAGACCCGTCAAACTGGGATAAGTCAGACTGCAAGAAGCCACAGTGTGCAGTCACATCAACTTGCCCAGACCAACTAACCCGTCCAGAAGATCGTAAGGAGGATTGAAATGACCAAATCACCAGAACAACTTGATGCGCTCTTGCGCTTTGTGATTGGCATTGTGTTCAGTTTGACCGTGTTTGGCATGGTGATCCTGAGCCTGTACTCGGTGATTTTTGTCACTCAGCCAATGAATGCGATTGCACCTGCTGACAAGAATTTTTTTTACCTCTTGAACGACATGAGCAAATACATCCTTGGATCGCTAGCGACTCTTCTGGCAATCAAGGGGAAAGATGTTTTGAGCGACAAGGCTCCAGCGCCTGCGCCTGAAGAACCAAAGGAGAAAAAAGATGATTCCAATCCCAGCGTTGCTTGATGTAGGTTCCAAGATTCTTGATCGGGTTTTGCCTAATGAGGCGGCTAAATCTGAGGCTATGGCAAAGCTCAAGCAGATTGAGCAAGAGGGCAAGATTGCTGAGTTAAATGTTGATTTGGAAGCCTATAAGACCGAACAGAATAATTTGACTGAGCGGTTGAAGGCAGACATGTCTAGTGATTCGTGGCTGTCTAAGAACATTCGTCCAATGACGCTTGTTGCTATTCTTGTTGGCTACTTTACCTTTGCCATGATGTCGGCCTTTGATTTGGAGACAAATCAAGCGTATGTAGAACTGCTTGGGCAATGGGGCATGTTAATCATGTCATTCTATTTTGGTGGCAGGACTCTTGAAAAAATCATTGATATGAAGAAAGGCAAATGATGCAACTCTCAAACAACTTTAGCCTGACCGAGATGGTCAAATCGGAAACCGCCCTGCGCCATGGCATGGAGAACACTCCTGGTGATGCAGAGATTGCAAACCTCAAAGTGCTGTGCGAAAAGGTGTTGCAACCAGTTCGTGACCACTATGGCAAGGGTGTCAAGGTGAACTCTGGCTTCCGTCACCCGGAGGTCAATGCCGCTGTTGGAGGCTCCAAGACCAGCGACCATTGCAAGGGTCAGGCCGCTGATATTGAGATTCCTGGTGTTGCCAATGCTGAATTGGCAAAGTGGATTGCCGAAAATCTGGACTTCACTCAGGTGATCCTTGAGTTCTACACGCCTGGAGTGCCAGACAGCGGTTGGGTTCATGTCAGTTATGACTCTGCCAATCTGAAAAAACAAACGCTGACGGCCACCAAACAGGCAGGGAAGACTGTTTATTTGCCAGGACTGATATCTTAAAGATATGTCATTTAGTTGCTTTTAAACTACAAAAAAGATTAAAAGTTGACTGCAAATGACTGATTTTTATGACTTCCTATTCAAAATTGTCACAGAAGAAGTGTGTAATGACGACATGAAGATAAGGCGAGTAAACATACATGATCCTGTGATTCTCATGCAGTTGCATGAATTGCAGAAATCTTGTTTGCCTTATGACAAGCCGTACCCTATTAATGGTGGGTATTGGTGGATTGCTTATGAAGGTGATGAGCCTATTGGTTTTGCTGGTGTTGTTCAGTCTGTTAGGTGGGCTGATTGTGGCTATTTGTGCAGATCAGGTGTTGTGCCTTACTTTAGGGGAAGAGGCGTTCAAAAGAAAATGATTAGGGTAAGGATTGCTCATGCCAAAGCGATTGGTTGGAACTGGTTGGTTACTGATACGACTGATAATCCTGCGAGTGCAAATTCATTGATTTCATGTGGGTTTAAGATTTTTGAACCTAGTGAAAAATGGGCGTTCAAGCATAGTGTTTACTGGAGGAAGCGTTTGTAATGGCTAACATCAGAATCTCTGACAAAGAGTTTATTGAAATTGTTCAAACAAGTCGATCTTGGAAAGAGGCTTCTGAGAGAATGAATATGGAAAACAAGAATGTAATGAAGAGGCGCAGGAACCTTGAAGTCAAGTACAACATTGCTCTAAATACGATTACTCATCCTAACAATGAGACAAGAAAACAACATCACTTGCAGACAGCGCATAGGCATTCACCCAGATTGAATCTTGGAGTTGAGAATGGAACTGTTTTGGTTTTCTCGGATGCTCATTTCTATCCAGGTTTACATTCGTCGGTTTTTAAGGGTTTACTTTGGGCCATTAAACAATTTGCTCCAGTTGCTGTTATTGCAAATGGCGATGTTTTTGATGGTGCGACTATCTCTCGTCATCCCCGCATTGGGTGGGACAGCAAGCCATCTGTTATTGAGGAACTTAAGGCTTGCGAAATTGCGATGGGGGAGATTGAAGAGGCGGCGAAAAAGGCAAGGCGCAATGTCAAGTTAATTTGGCCTCTTGGAAACCATGATGCTAGATTTGAAAACTTCCTAGCCGCCAATGCGCCTCAATATGAGCATGTTAAGGGGTTTAGCCTAAAAGATCATTTCCCTGCTTGGACTCCGTGTTGGTCTTGCTGGATTAACGACGACACGGTGGTTAAACATCGATTTAAGGGTGGAATTCATGCAACCCATAACAACACACTATGGAGTGGCAAAAACATCGTCACAGGCCATTTGCACAGCCTGAAGGTGTCTCCCATTACAGACTACAACGGAGTGCGCTATGGAGTCGATTCTGGCACTTTGGCAGATATTGACGGCCCACAGTTCATGGATTATTTGGAAGAAAACCCGACCAACTGGAGATCGGGATTTGTTGTGTTGACCTTTTATAAGGGGAAGTTGCTATTCCCTGAGTTGGTTATGAAATTCAATAATGAGGCTATTGAGTTTCGTGGTCAAGTGATTCAATTGCCCAAGTGAGATAGACCTGGGCTTTTTTGAGGTCTTCTATGCCATTCTTGTGTGAGTATCTACTTACATACTTGATGACATTGCCGATGCAATAAGCCTGAAAGTGTTCTGGCCCTAATTTGGCTTTGATGTAGTCGATGGTTTCGATGCCACCTGTTGTGTAGTGTTTTGGTTGGTTTACTGGATCGCTCATGTTTTATTCCTTGTAATGTGCCAGCACATTGATTGCATTTAGCTGTCCCCATGAAAGCTGGATGATCTTGTCATCAAAGATCACATCAATTCCCTCTCCGTTCTCCCATTCAGTCACCTCAATGAATGAATGTTCTTTTG